TACTCATCTTTGAGCCGAACCCGGGAAATTCCATATAAATGGGCATTCAGCGACGACTTAAGACTGTCAACTAGGCGAGACCAGAGATACGATGAGATTTCTCCCACAGTACCTGCGGATACCTCCATCACATCCTTAAGATTTCTCAGAAGGAGCCAGTTATTCACACTGGTCGACCAGGGAGAACCCGGTCGAGTCAAGAGGATCGTTAGGCCCTGAAGACGGGACCTAGTATCTAACACGGCTGGCAGCGATGCTAGACGTCGGTACCCATAGCCAAGTAACCTAGCAGCCATTCTTACCGTTTCCGGTAAGACGTCCCATCCTGGTTTCAGATGACTCTGTTGCAGGACGGTCTCCAAAACGCCTTGGTCTGCTTTCGCAGTACCAAGAGCTAATAAGGAGATCCATGAGGCATCTTGCCCATGGATGAAAGTTCGTTTTGCGAACTCAAAGCTGCCATTAGACGAAATCAAGGATTTCGCCAATCCAACCTCCACTCCAATTACTTGGAGCAAGGTCAGGTACTCTTGAGCCACTTTAGCGTCTGCTAAGACGATATCGTCCCCAAGTAGTGCATAATCTTCGAACCACCGTAGTGTTCCGTATGCTCTATATGCAGCATATTGGACAAGAATATGGTGAGTTAGCGAGAAGACCGCCCAAGAGGTGAGCGCACCCATTGGTTGGCCAGCTCCGTATGTTACCACCGGAGCAACTCCCTCTTTGGGAACTTTCGTCCCCTCCGGAGGAGCTGGTACTATAAATCCACGCCACGTTAGTAGGCGGATCCATAGCCCCGCTAGCCGAGGCCCCAAGAGCAGGGCCAAGACCGCATGCTGCAATAACGCAGGAAACCGATCAGTGGCAGATGAAAGATCATAAGACCAGTACGATCCGTGCGGACCTTTCTTGGCTAACAGCCTCTTGGCTGGAGCCAACTGGTCAAATGTCCCATCCTGTGGAATGGTTCCCAGGATGTTAAACAAAACGTCATGGACCGGTTTCATCACGCATTGCGTTATGCAATCCACCATAGCGAAGACACGTATCTTCCCAGCAGGCTCGACTTTAAACCCGAGTTTGCCTAAGCCTTGCGTCCTTCCGAAACCAGGGAAATCATGGGCGTAATGCCCTTTCCGAAGTTGCAGTTGGATCTGGGTTATCGCCTTTCTTCCAAGGTCAAATAGCCGTGTTACCACGGTGTCCTCGACCAGGGTCAACCACTCTTGCAAGAATGGTAGTAGGTACGGGAATTCCACGTCCTCGGTTTTACCAAAGAGGTCCCAAGCCATAACATCCGAAAGGATTGCTCCGATCGAAGTTGGCTGGGCCTTAACTTTGGGATCGAGGATCGAGGGACCCTGCCCACCTGTATTTGGCGATCCCTTTAGTATCGCAAGGAGTCGGGGTTTCAGGTTTAAAGAGGATGGATTCTCACCCCCACGTGATACCAGCGCGGCCAAGCGTTCCGAATACTCTAAAGGAGTTTCTCCTAGAGAGCAGAGCGGTAACGATGACGTCCCCCTTTCGGGCTTCGACGCTGCCATAACATGGTTTACTCGAAGAGTTTTCACTCCCCGAGCTTGGGGATCGCTCCGCCACATTCGGACCGCAACCGGCCAAAATGCAGCCAAGAATCCAAACCAATCCCTTAGAAATTCAATGGGCATCGTTGAAGGCGCCGTAATAGAATTCAGTTTTAGCGTACCTGGGAAATCGATTACTCGATAGAGCCCAAATAGGGTCAACCAAATCCTAAAGGTCCAGATGTCTCCGGACATAAGCGCTTTACGATGCTGCATAGGAATTATCCTCGGGATTCCAGCTTGTGTACGTGAAACCGCGGACTTCAGGTCCCGGGTGTTTGGTATCTTATAGCCCCCGACAGCCTGTTGCAACAGAACTGCGGAAGCCTTCAGATAGATGACCACATAGGCCCACCCGGACCGCCGTTGTAAGCGTACCACATATTTCGCGTAGCGGAATACTGCTGAGTACCAAAAGAACGTTAATCCACCCTCCCTTAGGAAGAGTACCCTTTTCAGGGCTCCTCCTAAGGCGCGACCACCTTTTACAGTGGTCTGCCATTCAAAGTGGGCACCCTGAACGACTTTCGAGATTTCTCTCGGAGTACGATTCAGTAAGTGTTTCATGATAGAAAAAGCTTTGCCTTTAGCTATCACCGCTTTGAACCTTCGGTTTCCTCTCGAAAGAGGGCCGCAGGCACCCTTGGTAGGGTCCGTGAGGGTGACTCACGTTGGGGTTAATATACCCATACTATGATTTGACCTTGGGCCCCGCCCTGTCATCTCAATTGATCTAGCCTAATAAAGGCTCCCTTCCTCCAGTCCCAACTGGCGAGGTGGACTTCTACCACAGGGGAAGCAAAGTTCAGCTAAACCTCATGATACGACAGGATCATTTCCTCCCTTTTGGGGATTCTACTCCCTGCAGCGCCTTGCGCCTAC